ATGAAACAATATGGAGTTCGTAATGCTACACTTATGGCTGTTGCCCCTGTTGAAAGTTCTAGTGTTGTTATTAATAGCACTAATGGCATCGAAATGCCTATGTCGCTTATTTCAGTTAAGGAAAGCAAAGCAGGTTCCTTTGTGCAAGTTGTCCCTGAGTATCATAAACTCAAGAACAAATATCAACTAATGTGGGAACAAAAGGATTGCGAAGGTTATCTGAAAACTGCGTCAGTGTTAGCAGCCTATGTGGATCAAAGTATTTCAACAAATACATTCTACAATCCAGCACACTTTCCAGAGCGTAAAGTTCCAACTACATTGATTGCTAAGAACTTAATGCAAGCACACATGTGGGGATTGAAAACATTCTACTACAGTTTGATTAACAAAGCAGGTAGTAAGCAACAAGAAGAACGCACACCAGAAGTGCATTACAACGGCTTCCACAATGAAAGAGAAGTAATTGAAGATGACGACTGTGAGGCCTGCAAGCTATGAAAATTTCCAAGATCCCCGGACTTGGTCGGTTTGGTCAATTTATTGACGATTTAGATTTTACAAATCTAACTGACGAAGAATGGTACGAGCTTGGCCAGCAGCATCTTAACAGTCTAGTTACAATTATTAGAAACGTTAACCTTACTCCCGCCGAATATGAAAAGTGGGCATCTAAGTGGATCACCGAGCGAAACGTTTCTAGTTATAGAATATTAAAAAAATACAATGCCAACACTATTGAAGAATTATTTTTTGGCAGTGATGCATCACGTATAGAACAAGAAGATATCGATTGGTTCAACACAATTTTAAAATATATTCCTCACGAAGAAGCAGGTGACAAAACACGTATGTTGCGTGTAACTGGAAAGAAAGACGATAACGGAAATCCTTTAGGCATGTTTGCCGAAGGCGAATTATTGTGGCATAGTAACGAGTCTGGAAATTTAATCCATGCACCGGCAGTAAGTTTATTAGGGCATCACGGTGTAGTTGGCAGTGCTACAGGATTTGTAACAACACCCGATTGGTATGAAGAACAAACAGAAAGTTTCCGCAGTGAACTTGATGAAATGGTTATTTTACACAAGTTTACTCCTGGAAGAATCAATCCTGGATTAAGAGAAGAACAAGATGACATCATGTATAAAAACATGTGTCCAGAACCATCTGAAATACCTTTAGTTATTCAAAGCCCATTAGGCATTAAAGGAATACATTATAGTGTTAATACTATAGACGGTATCAAAGGAATGACTAAAACAGAATCTGATGCAGTGTTTGCTCAAATAGATAAAACATTATTTGTTGAAAAGTATACATATGATCATTGGTACAAACAAGATAACGATTTGTGTTTTTTTGATAACTCAATTACACTACATCGTAGACTAGGCGGAATTACAAATCGCCTTTGTTATAGAATACAAGGAGATTATGAAAACATAACTCCTGCATTATTAAATCCATATTTTCAAGAACCTTATAGTTCTAAGTATGAAACAAATTTAAAAGAATTAAAGCAAATATTAAGGAATGAAGAATGAGTTTAGAGCAGTATAATTTAAACACAAAGACAGACTACCTAAGCCGTAAGATGTTTCTAGACCCAGCAGGTCCTGTGACTATCCAACGTTTTGAGGAAGTTAAGTATAATAAGATTGCAGACTTTGAAAAAACAGCACGTGGGTTCTTTTGGGTTCCGGAAGAGATTAGCCTAAGCAAAGATGCTAACGATTTTAAAGATGCTAGTGATGCTGTTAAGCATATCTTTACCAGTAACTTACTGCGCCAAACAGCATTAGATAGTATTCAAGGTCGCGGTCCAAGTCAAGTATTTGCACCAGTTATTAGTTTACCAGAACTAGAAGCTCTAGTTTACAACTGGACATTCTTTGAAACTAACATTCACTCACGTAGTTACAGCCATATCATCCGTAACATTTATAATGTACCAAAGGAAGTGTTTAACACTATTCATGATACTAAAGAAATTGTAGAGATGGCTAGTTCAGTAGGCAACTATTACGATGCACTACATCAAATTAACTGCCGTAAAGAAGCAGGTGAAAAGATTAATGAGCAAACACACATTAAAGCAATCTACATGGCGTTACATGCTAGTTACGCATTAGAAGCATTCCGCTTTATGGTTTCATTTGCTACATCACTAGCAATGGTTGAGAACAAAATCTTTATTGGTAACGGCAACATTATCAGTTTGATTCTACAAGACGAACTGCTACACAAAGGTTGGACAGCGTTCTTGATTAATCAAGTAGTTAAAGAAGATCCACGCTTTGCCGCAGTTAAAGGCGAATGTGAGCAAGAAGTATATCAACTATACTTAGATGTTATCCGTGAAGAAAAAGAATGGGCAGATTACTTGTTCCAAAAAGGTCCAGTTATTGGACTTAATGCAAACATCTTAAAAGAGTTTGTGGACTACACAGCTACTGGTGCGTTGAAAGAAGTTGGAATTAAATACACAATGCCTGCGCCAAAGACTACACCAATTCCGTGGTTTAATAAGCACAGCGACACCAGTAAGAAACAAACAGCATTACAGGAAAACGAGTCAACTAATTATGTCATTGGTGTTATGAGCGATGCTCTTGACTATGACGAATTGCCGACTATATAATATTATGTACAAAGCACAATTTAAACGACACAACCCATTTGAGTCTTGGACAACCATTGGATCATACGGTTCCGAAGAAATGGCCATGTCAGTAGCCCTTAGTTACAAAAACAAAGGCATGCTTATGGTTCGAGTAACAGACAAAAAAGGTTCTGTTGTTTATACAGGATAATAAAAGGAAAAAGCATGAAAGCGGTAGTATGGAGCAAAGACATGTGTCCTTATTGCGAGCAGGCAAAAAGTTTGCTCAAAATGAAAGGCATTGAATTTGAAGAAAAGAAAGTTGGACACGGTTTTACTAAAGAAGATTTATTAGAAGCAGTACCAAACGCAAGAACAGTACCACAGATTTTTTTAGACGAAGAACTAGTCGGTGGATTTCAAGAATTAAAGAAAAGGTTAGACAATGCTAATTGATAAAGGTGTTTCAGAAGGTGAAGTAGTTACAATTAAATTAACTTCGGGCGAAGAACTAGTTGCTCGATTAGTTGAAGACGGACCAGTTTTTCTTAAACTAGGTAAACCTCGTGTGTTAAGCAATACCCCACAGGGCATTGGTTTGGTACCATACTTGTTTACAGTGTCTGGCGACAAAGACGTTAAGTTAAACAAAGCCACAGTTACAGTAATTGAAGTTACTGAGAAAGAATTTGCAGACCAGTATATGACAGCAACTACTGGTATTAAACTAGTATAAGGAAATAACCATGCCATATCAAACTGGTCCCGGTCCCTCGATATTAGATGTATGGCATGCTAATGATGTTTACGCCAATAGTAAATTAGTAGCATTATGGGAAGAGCCAAGTCCAAGTCCGGCAGTTGGTAGTCCAGCAGCAGTTCAAGTATCGTTATCAATTACGCAGTCTGAAGCAGTAGCAACAACAGGCGCAGCAGCGACATCGGCTGCTGAAGCAGAAGTTGGACTAACTGGCAAAGGTGAAGTTCCTCAGGAAGGTCCATTAGAAAAAGTTCCTGCAGATGCAGGTGGTGCATACAGTACCGCTGGCGGGTTTCCTGTTAAACTAGATCCGGGTGCAGATCCTACTAAAATTTTTGCTGTGTTAGGCAAGAACATCGATGCAGCATTAGCAGAAGCTAAAGCTGGTAAGTGGAAAGAAAACGGAAAGAACCCTTGTATATTAGGTTGTTACAAATCACAAGGATTTAATCTTGGTAACGACAGCACTCCTTGGTGTGCGGCATTTGCTGGATCAGTAATGAAATCATCAGGTGTACAAAGTCTTAAGACTTTAAGTAGTCTTGCTTACAAAGGGTTTGGCACAGTGGTTCCATTAGGCGATAAAACTAAGTGGCGTTTAAATGACGTTGTGGTGTTTAGTCGTGCAGGTGGCGGCCACATTGGATTCTTTCGTGGATACAATCCAACTAACGGATCTGTTCTAATTGCTGGAGGCAATCAGTCCGACAACTTAACAGAAGTAGGTTTTAAAGCAGGTGGCATGCCAATTGTATCAGTTAGTCGTGCGTGGACAGTGCCTGCAGAATACGATAAACCAGTTACATATTCCGGTGGTGCTGGCGGTTCTGTAAAGGTTGTATAATGAAAAAATTAATTTGGAACACTCTAGGCTTTCTTAGTCTAGGTATGGCATACATCGGAGTAATTACTCCTGGTATTCCGTTCAGTATATTTTTAGTGTTTGCGGCATATTGTTTTGCCAAAGTAAATCCAAAGATGCATGCCTGGTTATACAACCACAAGTACTTTGGACCGTTCCTAACTAATTGGGGCGAAAAAAGAATATTTCCTAAAAGCGGCAAAATCTTAATGATTGTTGTTATGGAAAGTTCTTTAATTATTATGTGGTTTACAACTCACAATCTTAAAGCAGTTATCTATACCGGAATAACTATGTTATTAGTTGCTATTTGGGCTTGGCGCTTTCCAGCTACCAAAGAAGAATGGCAGCGTAGAAAAGATAACAACGAAAAGATTGGATGGTTTAGATGACATATGAAATAATGGGATTATTTGCAATTCCAGTATACAAATCAAAAATACCTGTACTTAATCAATTAACATTAACTAAGTTAATGAACTTTGAGTACGAGCAATCTAGTTATAACAACATGGTTGCAACTCACAAAGAAACAGCAAATCGCGCAGTTTTAGATTTACCTGAAATGGCAGGATTAAAAAAGATTGTTCAATCTAAAATAAACGAATACGTACACGATGTATTGGCTATTTCAAAAGACCAATCTTGGGAAATTACAACATCGTGGGTTAATTTAGCAGAGCCTGGTGAGTATCACGGTAATCACGTACATGCCAATGCGTTAATCAGTGGTGTAATTTATCTTAAAGTAGATCCTAAGACAGGTGCTATTTGTTTTCATAAAAATGCAGAACATAGAACATTGTTTACTAATACTATCTGTGTTGAATTTGATTCATTTAATGATTGGAACACAGAAGCAATAGGAGTTATCCCAGAAGAGTTTGACATACTGATGTTTCCTTCAACGCTGGCTCATTCTGTGTTTACTAACGAATCAAAAGAAAATAGATTTAGTCTTGCATTCAATGTATTTCCTAGAGGCATCATTGGCAAAGGCGGCAACAGCGAAATACATCTATGAACAACTTTGAAGTAATACCGCTATTTGCGATTCCTCTTTACAGAACAACATTATCTGATTTAGAAACTGCTGCACATTCTTATATTGAAAATTTAGAATACGAAAGAATGCCAGACGAAAACGGCGACTATTCTGTTAACAAGTATATTTTAGAAGTGCCGGAGCTTGCTGATTTAAAAAGTCGCATTGTAGAAAAAGTTAATCATTTTCTTTATGAATTTTTAGATTGCAAATCGGAATTAGATTTTAAAATAGAAAACAGTTGGGTTAACAGACATCAACCTAATGACTTTGCTTGTTCGCATTGGCACAGCAATAGTTTACTCAGTGGCGTGTACTACATTGACACTGATTATAATACAGGCGATATTGTATTTCACAGGGACAGACTACATGTAAACTTGTTTAACGATACGGTTTCTGTAGAATTTAATTATACTAATACACTAGACCAATCCAAGATGAATGTGTATAATACTAATAACTTTGGATTACAACCACAGAAAAACGATTTGGTGTTATTCCCATCTCACCTGTCACATTCTGTAGATACAAATCAATCAAACAAATTACGATACTGTATTGCCTTTAATGTATTCCCTAGGGGAACATTTGGTGGTAAGATTAGCACATTAAGAGTATAATATGGCAAAAATAAATTTAGAAGAATTATGCGACATTGCATTTGCACACGAAGAAGGCGATCCTATTGATTGGGATCAATTTAAACAAGGTAGTGAGCAAGCAATGAAAATGATTGGCACAAGCGTATTAGATATGTTTGACAAAGATACAATTACAGATGCTGACAAATTGATTATGTTGGCTACTATCACTAAATTAACAACAGAGAACATGATTCTCCATGCAAGGTTAATGAATAAATGAAATGTGAACAAGGCGATCTAGCCAAAATTATAATGAGCATACGTCCTAGCAATATTGGTAAAACAGTATTGGTAGAACAATATATTGGGCATTTTAAAGAAGGCGAAATGTTTGACTTTCGAGGTGTTCCATGCAAAGCTCAAATTACAGATCACTTTTGGTGGATTAGTACAGACTACGGACTTACTAATATGCTAGGAGATACACCCAAAGCATACATTCCAGATACATGGCTAGAACCAATTCGCCCAGACAAACAATTTATGAAGCAAGAAGAAGAACTTGACATAAATGCTTAAAGATGTTTAAATATAGTTATACACAAGGAGTTCGATATGGCACAAGGTAAACCAAAAACACAAAGAGCTAGAGCAATGCGAGCAGTTCGCAAGGCACGTAGTAAGTAATTAAAGAATTGTTGTAATCCCTTCAAAGTGAAGGCATTCTGGACGCGGGTTCGACTCCCGCCAGGTCCACCATAAACACATTTAGCCTAGACATAGTACTAGGTAGAGAGGACAGTACACCACCGTCGTGAAAAGTACTAAGTGTGTTTTTGATGGGCCTGACATTGGTTTCGACAGGGTGAGATAATAGAGACGGCAACACGAGAGACGACTGACGTTATCAGCGTAAAACAAGTAAACGCAAACTCAAGCGAATACGCATTAGCAGCCTAAACACTGCTTAGGGTAGGATATACCTCGTAACAGAAAATACCAAGAAGCTCACTTCGGTGGGCTTTTTCTTTATAAGTACATCATGAATACAATTACCGTAGGCGGATGCCGAATTCCTGTTAGTCAAGACATAACAGCTAACGTTATCGAAATTAAAAAAGCTATAGATTGGTGTGTGTGGAATTACGTAGACATTATGCTTACTCCGGAATGTGCGTTAAGTGGATATCTATGGGCACCGGTTGAAGATGATCCTAGACTTGAAACACTGTCTGCTGCACAAACAGAAATCATTGAATATTCAAAACTTAAAAAGATAGACTTATTGCTTGGCACAGCAGGATACCACGAAGGTCGTTGGGTAAATCAACTGTTGTTTATTATCAACGGAGAAATTGTACACAGGCATGAAAAAAATCTTTTAATTGGCATGGAAGATAAAATTTATGCTTGGGGACAAGGCGTTGAAACATACCAATATAAAGGATTCACTATAGCAGGTTTAATTTGTAATGATGCTTGGGCAAATCCTGTTTGGTGGTCAAATACTCATTTACTAAAAAAATTATTTTACAACAGATTACAAATTTTATTTGTAGCATCTGCAGTTCCAAAAGATGTTACACATCCTGAACTTATGTACCGCTGGCACACTGATCATATTTCTTTGATTGGTGGCGGCGGCAATTGGAACACAGTTGTATCAGGATCAACGTTAGAAGCAGATGGAACTAAATCTGATTTACGTCCTGTGTGTCCTGTTGGAGTTGTTCAAGGACCGCATTGGTCAAAGACAGGACACGACACTGAAACAAATTATTTTAAAGAAACAATAACAAAATCTTAATAATTTGTAGTTTTACCGCATTTGTTGTTGACATTCGATAGTACAGACTATATATTATACAAATCAGCGCCATGCTTTAGTAACTACTGACAGGATAGTGGCGTTGTTATACATAAGGAAAATTTAAATGAAAAAATTTGCATTAGCAACAGTATTGGCTTTGGCCGCATTCAGCGCATCAGCTGTAGAAGTTAAACTTGAAGCTCAAAACTCAGTAGGCCAAAACGGCACAGCTGACCAAACAGTTTATGAATTAGGTTTGAAAGAAAAAATCAACGAAAACTTTGCAGGAGATATTGTTGTTAAGAATTATCGCACAGACAACACTAACGCATTGTCAACACGTTATGAAGCAGGCTTAACTGGTACAGCAGGTCTATATGGTCCAGTTAGCGGATACACTCGCGTAGCAATTGGCGAAAAATATACCAGTGGCTCAGATGGTTATAGCTACTACTCAATTGAACCAGGCGTTGCTTCTCCGTTGGTATTTGTTCCTGGACTATCAGCTAGCTTAGGTTATCGTTTCCAATCCGCATTCGGGTCTGGACATAATGATACAACTCGCACATGGCGCACTAAACTCGGTTACGATTTAACTAAGTTAGACAACGTTTATATTGGTTACGATGTACAACGTGGTGACAGCGAAGCTAACATTGCTAAAGTTGGTTACGTACACAAGTTTTAATTTGAGTTTATGCAAAGAGGGCCTTAGGGCCCTTTTTCGTTATTTAAAAAACCTATTAT